TCAGTAAACCACTTCACTATTGACTGTAGGAACGCTTCTTCCTTTTTTTGGTGGATGATTTAGACCATGCCTTGTCTTCTGCCAGCCGTTCAGTAGCTCCTTCCTGGCACTAAGGATATCTTCAGTGTTCAGGCTACCGATGTACCTGTTCTCACCAATTGTTTCGATAGTGGTTGTGAGGTGACAATCGTAACGCCTCAACGTCCCGAGACTAAGCTCCATCTCCTTAAGGCCAAGCCATTTCGATTTCAGTTCAAGTAGTGAGATTTGCTTTCTGACGGTACTGAATTTCTCTGAGTTCGATGAATCCGGGAATTGTGAGGCATAATTGAATGTGCCTGTCTTTATCGCAAAGCAGACCGAAGCCCGAAGCTCACCTGCCATTTTCCTGTTCTTCGGCGTGTCAGGAACGCCGAGATTTTCCCTGACACGCTTCCCCTGATATATGAACCATATGCGTAACGATTCTCCATGAACCTCTACGCCTGTTGGGTATGCTGCCATAATCATTCCTCGTTTGATGTGCCAAAGGACATTTAAGCAGATATTCTCCGGCGTTTCGCTGGGCTTTGGTGCTCGATCCAGTGGTTTATCTCATCGCGGTTATACATGATTGGACTGTTTTGCTTGGGTGCCATATCAGGGGCAACATGACGATAATGCTTTCCCTCCATCCAGGTTGACCGGCGTGCATGCTGAATCATGTGCTTTGACATGCCGGTTGTCGCAGTTAAAAGCTCTTCTGTGACCCATTTATTCGGTACCAGCTGAATAATGTCGCTCATGGTTTTCTCCAGGCATATTTTCAATATTGATCTTCATTTTTCTTCATAAAATCTAAGTAGGCTTGGTGGGCCTCCTCTTTAGAATTAAATCTCCCTAGGTGATATCTTTTCCTTTTCACTTTAGCTTCCGCGGCCCATAGCCCAGTGGACGAATCAAAGTGGTATCCAGCAAACTTCATTTTTCTTGCCACTGATACCTTCACGTTCTTCGTGTTTTGCCCTTGGCTAACATCTCGCAAGTTTTCGATACGGTTATCGTTTCTGACTCCATTGATGTGATCAATAACACCATCCGGATACCGTCCATGTACGAGTAGAAATGCCAGTCTATGCGCTAAGTATTTTTTTCCATCAATTATGAAAAACATGTATCCATTAGTTTGTCTGGTTCCTGCAGTCCACTCCCTTTTGTAGGATCCACGCCCTGTGTTCCTAAAAAACAAGCCATTATCTTTGTTGTATTGGAACAGGGAGGATACCTGTTCGAATGACAGATTTTCCTTTCTTGATATGCACATTTGGCTCTCCAAAAAATAAGCCCTCGCGATGGAGGGCTAATGGGGGATAACGTGGCAGTGCACTCGCACCCAATATCCGACTCAGGGAATCAGCTATCAGTTGCGTCAATCGTCTTCATCTTCATCCCAGTCCTCGTCGTAATATGGCGAGGCGAGAAGAGGGTTAGTTGCGGAAAGTATTTCTCCAGCTGCACCCTGGCGCTGTAGTCTTCGAAGAGCTTCGTATAATTCGAAGGCTTCGGTTCGCTCGTCTCCAATTTCGAGAGAGCACGCCACTTTGTGCGCCTCGGAGACCAGAGTCGATAGCTGGTTTCGTATATCCTGAATAGTGCTCATAGCTCTCCTCATGTGACGTATTGGTATCTTTCGTTGACTAATAAAAAAACCGCCATAAGGCGGTTTATGATCATGTGGGAAGAAATCGAAATTTTGACTTCTCTCTTACTGAGCCTCCAACGCTACAGGTCGTCTATCCCATGAAAGTCATTTATCTTCTGTCGTCTTTCGTTGATGATTTTTAAAGCCAATTCAGTATTAGGCTCATGCTTGTCTACACAAAACTCAAAAGGGTCTTGGATCCCTTGGCTAAGCAGGCTTTTGCTATGAGCTTCTTTCATCTTTATGTCGACGAACTCAGGGATAGTTATCCCAATCGCCTCTGAATGAAGGCCGGCCTCTTTTCTTGCCTGATAATGTAAATCTGGATTGTTTTTAATAAACTCATCAAGGTCTATCTGATAATAGTCTTTCACGTTAACTCCTGGCTTTTAGTGGGTTCGAAATGAGCATATCAGCAAGGAGGATGAAAGGAAGCACCGGAAACGTAAATTCTATATATATTTCAACAAGTTCTTGACGGCCTCGTCATTATAACCTCATGGGTCTTAGCGCCCGAGCAACCAACTTTAATCATCCTCCAGTTCGGCAACTGCATCCATAACATCGGATCCGCGAATCATCTCGAACGCCCGGCAAGCCATTTCGAAACACAGGCGCTCATGCGGGTGAGGGGAGTTCCAATACTCAAATCCCGGGCGGTGCGAATAGCCCTGCATCGCGTAAAACTCCCCGGCAAGCTCGATCGCGGCATCTACCAGTTCTCGGTTTGTCATTCGATTTTTCATTCTTGCTCCCTGAACTGTCGGTTAATCAGGCTGACGGTAAACGCCAGCAATAAAAAAGGCCGCATTAGCGACCCGGTGATTTGTGATTTCATGCGGTTCGACCCGCCATTATTTCGGCCTTCTGCTCATCGTTTAGCATGTCGTCTGAGACGATCGCCACTCGGTTACTTGCGCTCCAGGATACTGGAGCACTTTCTTTCAGCGCCTTATTCAGCGCCTCAGCAGCATCACGCACAGCTTGCGGCAAGCAGTAACAGTCATCACCATCAGGCATTATCTCTTCGCAGTGCTGTTCCAGGTCGAACTCAGGAGGGTAGTTAGGTTCGCAGATCATTAACTGCAATTCGCTAGGCAGCAGGGAGTGATCACAGCAGTAGTCGGCAAGCGATTCAGCGTCAAAAAAGTACTGGTCATCATCAAAGATAACGAGCGGCTCTCCAGCCCATACCGCGCGCTCATAGGTAGCGAACTTCGCCTGGCGGCTTTCGCGGTGGCATTCTTCGCAATAGCCATTAGTGCTATGAATGGGGTGCTCGTCAGGTTTGTTTTTGCACTTGCGATGAGTGGCACCGCACCAACGCGCCTGATGCTCATCACTGCCCAAGAAGCGACCTTGGCGGTCTACCCAACCAGTTACAGTCTGGATGCTGGCTGCTTCATCGCTTTCCATCATCACAATTTTTTCAGTTTTCATATTCACGATTCCACTCCGTAGCGCCCATTCAGGCGCCCAATTTCGCTGTTAAATTTGATAAGGCTGATGCCGAGAGGCTCGACGATTTTGTGATATTTGCGGAGGATGGGTGGGACAACCTTGTTCCAGTTCGGCTTGGGCTTGGTTCGCATCGCCGCCTTCAATTCGTCACTGCAACGCCGGGCCTGACAGTGCAGGGCATTCTCCTGTTCGGTGGTCATCCGCTTCATGCCGCCTCCTGCCTTTCCCGATATTCCTCAGCGAGCCGCTGCGCCTTTAGTGGATTGCTGACCACTTCACCCCATGGCATTAGCCAGCCGTTACCAATGAAGGGAAGGCACAGTGTGCCAACCCTGATGTCGTCGTGAGCGTGTTTCATCAGTCGTTCCTCACATGACCGAATCGACCGATATAGTCACGGTCACGGTCGTTAATGCGTGATGGCTTCATCGGCCCGCATGGTATGAATGTCGGGTAGAACGAGGCTCGGAGGTTGTTCTGCCAGAGCTGCGATTCGTACCGGCGCAGAGACCGCTCCTCCCAGCAAGCGTCCTCCGCCTGCTGAATCTGCTCTGGCGTTCTGTTATCCACCCGCTTTTTGCCCAACTCCTCCGCAAGGAAGGCACAGACGCGAGCGATTACTTCATCCTTCGATTCCAGTTTTTGGGGCGCGCGAAAGTAACCCGCCCCTTGAGGAGGTTGTGACATTTGTTAATCCTTAGCGGGGTGTTACTTGACTAATTTCTGCCAGATGGCGGAAACGTATTTGGCCTGATGAATGGCGTCGTCCAGGGCGCTGTGGCGGGTGCCCTCGAATGGCATATCGCGTTTAGGGTCGAAACCGATCGCTTTACCCATCTCAACGACGGTGCGCACATCTCGGTCATTCCACCATTGCCACGGCGATTCCTGCCCGGTTAGCGCGTAGCTGTTACGGAGAATGACGCAGTCGAACGATGCGCCGTTTCCCCACACCTGAACGAATCGCGGCTTGGCGTGCTTGGCGATGAAATCAGATAGCCAGCACAAGGCAGTGGATAGCTCTTGCGTGTCGTCGGTTAATGCCTTCCTGGCAGCTTCGCCTTGCTCCATCCACCACAGGATTGTTGATGCGTCTGGACGTGCCCGGAAACGCATGGATGACTCAAGCGAAACATTGATCTGGAAGTCATCCCCTGTTGCGCCAGTGTTTGGGTCGAAGAATACAGCGCCAATAGAGATGATCGGCGCGTACGATCCACTGCCCATCGTTTCGAGGTCAATCATTAAGTGATTCATGTTCATCCTTAAATTGCGTGAATAGCGTGGCGAGGGAAGGGAAGAGTTGTCGGAGCAAACGGAATGTCGTCATCGAAATCCATTGGTGGCTCGCTGTGTTGCGCTGGCGCAGATCGCTTCTGCTGGCGAGGCTGACCGCTGCCGGACTGGTTGCCGGATTGCTGCTGACCACTTCCAACTGGTGCGCCGTCCGCCTGCCGTCCTCCGAGCATCTGCATCACCCCGCCGACGTTGACCAACACCTCCGTGGTGTACTTCTCGGTGCCTGACTGATCCGTCCATTTACGGGTACGTAACTGGCCTTCGATATAAACCTGCGAGCCCTTGCGGAGATATTCTCCAGCCACTTCTGCCAACTTGCCGAACAGCACCACACGGTGCCATTCAGTTTGCTCTTTCTGCTCGCCAGTCGCCTTATCACGCCACGATTCCGAGGTCGCCAGCGTGATATTTGCTACCGCGCCACCACTTGGCAGGTAGCGAACCTCAGGATCCTGCCCGAGGTTGCCAACGAGAATTACTTTGTTAACGCCTTTACTTGCCATTTATGCCGCCTGTGTAAGTTCTGAACGTCTGATGCCAGTGACGTCTTTGCATTTTTCCTGGTGCTCTGCATAGCCACTAAGATCCGCCCAGGTCTTTCTGTATTGCTCAGTTAACTTCTTGATGTCCGTTTCGTTATTGGCGTAGGAAGAGAACTCGGCGAGTATCTTGTCCGCATCCACGCTTTGAGGTGGCTCTGGCTCGTTTGTTTGCTCTGCGGGTTGCGGTTCGCTCTCCTCATGCGCCGACCCGGCAGGTAATGCCCAGGCTGGCAGGACAGGGGGTTTCCAGTAAAACACGCCAACTTCTTTTGATTTGGCATAGTGGAATCCATTTCCCCGTTCCGCTGAGACAATGGCGAATCCTTCCTCCAGGTTGTATAGATAACGCCCGATCCCCCACTGCACAGCAGCACGTTTCATCGCTCCAGATCGCCCGCCTTTAACCGCTTCAACCTGAGTGTTTTCAGCTGCATCCCATTTGGTGATCCACTCTCCATCCACCTTGATGGATATTCCGCATTCAACCCCGCCATTTTTGGGGATGTCGCGATATTCGTTACGCCAGCCAGCCTTACCGCACACTTCATCGAGGCGCTTCATGATTGCCCGGTTGGTTACGTAGGCCAGTACCTTGGCCCAAATCTTGTTACCGCTCTTCCCGGCTTGCTGAATGCGCCACTCGATATCACCAGTGGCGAATGGCTCGTCTAACAGATTCAGGTTCATGTGAAATCTCCCGCAAATTCTGCCCAGCTGATCACCGGGTTCTGACGTTCTGCAGCCATGTTAACCGGCTCGTTATCGTCATCCGGCGTATCGGGGATCACGTCACGCATCAGCCTGACGAAAGCATCGTCATCCCAGCGCTCCATAGCACTCATGCTGCACGCTCCTGGTGAAGGACGGTGTAGCCCTGCTCAGCCAGCCATTCGATGATGACAGCGCCATCCAGCTGGTTAAGCACCTCTCTGGTATCGACTGTTCCGGCCAGCGTCACGCCCTCAAGCTCAAGCCTGATAGTGTTGCGCTGACCTACAGATGTGCGCATTTCTGCGCACTCGCATGTGATATTCATGAGTTACCTCAGTATTTGATGAGCGCGTCTTGCACCTTTCCGCCAGCGATGGCGAGCATGGATTTCTGCGCGAATTCTTCGGGGATGCCCTGGGCGATAAAGTCGGCGATAACGCGGCGGTTAACGGTGCGGCGATGCTCTTTATCAGCTGCGCGTCGGGCTTCTTCATCAGCGATGCGTTTCTCTTCCGCCAGTCGGGCCGCTTCTTTCTGCTCAGCCTCACGCTTAATGCGATCCGTTTCTTCCTGTGCTTTGCGCTGCTCGGCGGCGATAGCTTCCTGCTTTTCGCGCTCTGCCTGTTCTCGTGCTTCCTGCGCCAGCCGGGCGGTACGTTCCTGAGCCTCACGCGCTTCCCGTTCCGCGCGCTCTGTTTCCGCACGGGCTTCTGCTTCGCGACGGGCGGCGGCTTCCAGTTCAGCGCGGTGCTTCTCTTCCGCTTCACGCTTGGCCTGTTCAGCGGCTTCACGCTTAATCTGCTCTTCACGGTCACGCTGGGCCTGTTCTGCCAGGCGGCGTTGTTCTTCCCGATCCCGGTCGAACTTGTCATTCATCAGCAGGGCCATTTCGTGGTCGGCTTCAAACTGGATGGCGCGCTGCAGGTCGATGTTTTCGTTCATCACCAGCGCTTCGGCATGCCACGCATTCATTTCTTCTTCGGCTTTAATGCGTTCCTGCTCAGCTTCCCACTCGGTCAGCGGAAGGCGAGTGGCATCACGCAGGGCATCACAGGCATCAACGAACCGCTTAATTTCCACCTCAGCAGGCTTCACAGCCTCTTTTAGGCGCTTGAGATACTCGCGGCCCGGCTTCTCGATTGCCGTCTTGCTGCGGGATACTGAGGCCGCCAGTGAGGCAACGCGGTCACGACCTTTCTTTGTGGTCAGGTCTGGCACTTCGTTTACTGCCTGACGGATCTGCTCAAGGTAAGCATCAAGCCCGTTCGGTGTATAAAGCGACGGGGCTTGGTCTGGCGTCACCTCGATGACGGTTAATTCACTCATGGGTTACTCCTGAAATGGGCGGGGGATTAGTGCTGAATTGGCTGGCCGGTGCCGTCGAGAAGAACGTCGATCACACGATCGTTAACACGGATGATTTCTGCGTCGGTGTGCAGGTACACCCATTTGCGTTCGTGGATGACAGCTGACACGCGGTAAGTGCGTCCTTCATGCAGCGCCATCATGCCAGGCTCAACACACTGGCGAATGATGGGGGTGGTGCCGTAGTGGGCGATCATGACTTCCCCTCCACCTGCTCAAGTAAGCCGGCATACGCCATCTGTGCCCGGTCTAAGGTGATTGACTCGCGCGGCTTATCGACCGATGAGAGTTTCCACTCGTTATCGTTTAACTTCGATGCGGTGTACTGCTTGCCGTTGTGGGTGACTGTCATGATGCCTCCCGGGCTCGGAGCATTGCGTCTGCTACGAGATATGCGTCTTTTGCCGTCGCATCAAATCGCCCGCATGGGTCACCGGAGAGCAGAGCCTGCATCGCAGACGTAGCAAAATAATCGCGTATTGTCAGGTCTTCAGTGGTTGCCGTGACCTCTTCCGGGTAGGGTTCATCATCGAAACGGAACAGCTGGTCATAATCACCTGCATCGTCAAAGCTAGTGGTGTCATACGCCCAGCGATGCCCGGCAAATTCGAATGACTGGCCCGTCTTTTCTTTGTCGAAACGAGCTGCAAGATAAGCCGAATGGTCTGGCGAATTTTTATAAACTTTCATCGTATGTTTCATAATCATCTCCGCGCTTAAGCCGCGCCGCTGAACGTAAAAACCCCTGCGCATTTGCGCCAGAAAAATGGGTGGCGGTGGATGGCCGCCGTCTCATAACGTGATCCACTCAGTGAATGGGTCAGGGTATGAGCAATAAAAAACCCGCCGGAGCGGGTCTATGGTTCGTCAATTTCAAGCTGAACAGCGAGGCCTACTGCAATCGCTTCGGGCATCAACTCCTCAAGAGTTTTCTGGTCCTCTCGCCATTGCCTTCGAAGTATCGCGATGCTTTCCCGAACGCACATCTGGCGACGCCTGAGCGCCTTAAGCGTGTCCTCCATCTGCTTCTTATCCATACTCACCCCTTTGTTTATTCACCGCAGGCCACTCGACCCATTGAAATGCTTTGGTGGTGAAGGCCGGACGTTACCCCGGCGATGTGTTCCGATCCGCTCATCCGCGCTATCGTGGGCCACCTTCCTACCCAATCCCGTGATTCAGTGCGTACGGGTCGCCACTGTGCGTGTCACCGATTTCCCACGCCGCTTCACCCCAAAGCATTCCTTTCTTTGGCCAGCGCCAACTCACTGCCAGTGTTGCCCATTCTCACGCCGTTCTCGCTCTCGCGCGGGGATAACCTCACACCGGCCGGATCGCGCCCGGTGCTACGCCACGTTTTCGTGTAGGGGTCTAAACAGGTCATTGACGCTGTAAAACTCTGCATATTGTTAAAGAGCATCGAATCGGTAGTGGTTCGCCGTTCGTCTTGAGGTAGATATTGTACCAATAGTTCATGTAAGTAAAGTACCAAAAGTACATATTTAAGGCGTGAGAAGTTCATTTTCAGTCATATTATTGATTCAAAAGGAAATTTACTTTTTACGACATTGTTTTGATGCGCTAATGTGTGTGCTTGGTTGAAAAATGTACTTAAACTCCATGATATGCTTCACAAGATATCGGTGGAGGTGGGTATGCAGATAGACGAAGAGCGTTTGGACATGATTGTTCGGGCAATAGGCGCGGCAGTCGTGCAGATTATTGCTGACGGCAATGAGCTCAGCCGGAGTGCCCTGATAGATCAGCTGGAACGTAACCGGCGTGAAACCGGTAATGTGATAGGGAAGGGCGTGAACAGGGATGCGGCGGAGCTGGTGCGGAAGGGGCAATAAAAAAGCCCGCACGGGCGGGCAGGTAGTGTTGCGATAGTTATTATTATCAGCTTCAGGCTGGATAGTTATCGGCAGAATGGCGGATAGCTTTATGGGTGGGCAATAAAAAACCCGGCGCGGTGGCCGGGAGTCAGTATTCAATTATCAGTGATGATAGACTTGAGAAAAATCTCGGATGGCTGATATGGGTTGCTTTTAGAGGACGTATGCTTATACGTAATAGTAACGTCAGCTCTGGCTGTATAAATTCTTTTTATTTCATCCGGGTTTATGCCAGGAGCCAAAACTAACTTCACTCTTCTGTCAACCAAACCTGGTATCACTGCAGCCCATTTTTCAGGGTTATCCAAGTCAGTAGCCCTGATCTCAAGGTCGACATCACTGTGATCTCGGGTGTATGTATCTGGGGGAAACTCCACGTCAGTGGGAACCTTTCTTATAGTTTCAGCAGGTATCGTATATTTTACGTCCCCACTCCCAATTACGAGAGTTGCATTCTCATCGTTTCTTGCTGGAGAGAGAATTTTGACAGCGCTTTTGGCTAGTACCTTTTTATCGGTGACGCTACTATCAATGATCGCTTGAATTCTCTCAGGCGTAATCTCTGTCTGTCCGGCGCCAATATTGATAATCGTATTATTATTGGCTTCAAAATGAGAAGTAGTGTTCGGGGCCATGAGCTTGGCCAAGGAAAGAAAAGCGGTGCCAGCAAGGGCGATAACGACAGCCCACAAAAGAGCGTTCCTCACTTTGCCTTCCCCTATATATTTGGTTCTAACACCATCAACAAATTTGTCTAATTCTTCCTCATTGGCAAAGAAAAGTCTAATGAGTAATTTTTCTTTCAGCGATCCAACTTCCAGTTTACTAACTCGAACATCCACGTCTAAAACGTGAGATCCTGTTAATTCTGAAAGAACACCTCTGGACTGCTTTATTAGGGCTTCCCAGCCCTGCAAGGAGGCTATGATTTCCTTAATGCTTGGGTTGTTTCCAATAGAGTAATAAATATCCTCAGTGAACTCTAACTCCAGCAACTCAGCCATACAAATCCTTTCAATATTTTAGAATGTATTTTTGTTTAATCGCTTGCCAACCATTCAATCCTATACTCTGGCTCTTGCTACCAACTATGCCGACCAGAACACCTTGCCGATCACGCGAATCGCTTATAAGCCTGCGACTGACAAAGCAGCACTTTGCCCATGATGTGCAGGCGATCTTCTTCCGCCTCGTCGATATACCACGCGTTATAGTTTGGGTTGTCAGAGAGCACCGCAAGGCGGTCTTTTTCCATCTGTAGGCGTTTAATGTGTAGTGTTCTGCCGAAGACAAAAACATATACCCCGTCGCCATGGAATCTGTTAACAGAGACATCAACAAAAATCTGATCGCCAGGCTCAATGGTGCCTTCCATGCTGTCTCCAGTCACGGTGATCATCTTTACGTTCTCAGCTGGGCGCCCGCCAAAAATAGACTTGGCATGTTCCGACGCATATTCAATGAGATGCACGGTTTCCACCACCTCTGAATCGGTATAAACCCCAGGACCTGCGCTTGCCTGTACATCCAGAACGGCCACTCGATAACCTTTCCTAACTGGCGCGGCTGTAGGTGCCCGCGCGAAATCATCATCATCTCCATCACCGAGCAACCAACCTGGCACTACATCAAGCATAGTCGCCAGTTCAGCCAGCTTTCCTCTTCTCGGAATTGACTCGGCGTTGAACCATTTACTAACTGCTTTGGCTGTGACTTTTTGCGCCGAGGCTATAGCAGCCTGACGTCCGTGTTTTTCCATGCCCGCTCTGTCACAGGCCAGTGCTAGCCGGTGGGCAAAGATTTGTCGCACTTTTTCTTCTTGAACCATAGGTTCAATCATAATACCGCTTGCGTGAACTATCAGTTCCGTCATAATATGTACTTACGGTTCATTAATAAGGTTGTTTTATGCAAATCACAACGCTCGGAGATGTCATCAGGACGGTTCGTGTATCCGTCGTAGCCAAAGCATGCGATCGCACCCCAAGGGCGATTTACAAATGGATTGCTCGTGGCGCTTTACCGCGTACCGACTTTACCGACGAGACAGACTACGCAGGGAAGATTGCTGCGGCCTCTGGCGGTAAGTACTCCGCTGAAGAGATCCGGAACATCAGCAAGCCGCAGTAAGTATGCACCATCGTTCTTTAACAATCTGGAACCCATTTTTACCGGCTGAGTAATCAGCCACGAATATTCACTTAACTAAAGGGAGTACAGATGCAAACACTTACTTATCAAAATCATATCGGATTTTCTCCGGGCGTGATGATAAATCGCGCTCAGCAAAAACAAGAAGATAACCACGACGCGATCCGCAATGCGATCCGCTCATGGGCTGCAGTTCAGGGTCAAGACGTAGTGACGATGCTGATCGTCAATGAGTACCGGGAGCAGGGCGGGGTGGATATCACCTTTCCGGAGGATTTAAGCCGACAGCGCCAGAAGCTGTTCCGCTTCCTCGATAACCGGTTCGACTCCGAGCAATACCGCGAGAACGTTCGCCAACTGACACCGGCAATCATGTCTGTTCTGCCTATCGAGTACCGCACAAAGCTGGTTGGCGCTGACTGCAAGATGACCCGACTGGCAGAAGCAGAGAAGGAAGTATCGGAAGCGAAGCAAGCCGTCATGCTGGACGCGCCAGAGCATCAGAAGCTGAAAGAGGTAAGCGAGGGTATAGCTGCCATGTTCCGCCTCATGCCGGACCAGGTAGGCCCGCTGATGACGATGGTGACTTCAATGCTGGGAGTTATGTGATGGGTACTACCAAAAAAGCGAAAGCCCTTGAAGCGGTCACTTCAAAGGCTCTCAACACACTGTGTTACGTCAGGTAACGGGAGCAAGTATGGCAAATATAGCCAGAGTATTCAACTTCCCTGCTCATGAGCCGGGAGCCTTCAGGAGCAACAGAATGGAGAACAAAAAGTTCGGTCATTTCTCTCTGTTCAGAAGCCTTCTGCAAACTGATTGGGCAAAAGACACCGCGAAAATGGCCCTTTGGGTTCGCCTTCTTGGTGAAGCCTCCTATCGCTTGAGAACTGTCGAATTCGCAGGGAAGCAATGGGAGCTTTCCACCGGTCAGCTCGTCACTACCGCGGCGATTCTTGCAAGAAAACTTCGCGATCAGGATGGCAAGGAAAAGAGTCCACAGGCAGTAACAAGGATGCTCAATTTCTTCATGCGAGAAGGGATGATCAGCACCGAGGGGAACAGGTTCGGCACCGTGATAACCATCACAAATTACACCGAATATCAGGTGATTTTACCCGATGAACCTTCCGATGAACCATCCGACAAAGGCAAGCCCAGTAATGGCGCGGCTTTGAGGCTGGTAGGCGATGAACCATCCGAAGAACTACCCGATGAACAGAACAAGAAGGTATTAAACAAGAATATAAATAATAAAACCCTTACGTCCGAGAATTCTGACGAATCCTCTGACAAGCCCGCTAAGAAATTACCTGTTCTGAAACCTGATGCTGCGATCCAGAGCGGCGGTAAGTGGGGAACCTCTGAAGACCTCCGCTGCGCCGAGTGGCTGTTCAGTGAAGTGCAGCGCATCGCCCCATCTGCAAAGCAACCTGCCTGGGCGGGATGGGCTAACGATATTCGCCTGATGCGCGAGAGAGATGGCCGGACGCACAAAGAAATCGCTCAGCTGTTCAAGTGGGCCTGCAACGACAGCTTCTGGCAGGGCAACGTATTATGCCCGTCAACGCTGCGTGACAAGTGGACTCAGCTGGATATCAAGCGCAACAAGCAGGCGGCGGCGCCTGTCACTGGTAAGCCAAAAATCGACATGAACAACACTGACTGGATACACGGGGTGGACCTATGAAAAGCCTTGCCGAGCAGATGCACAATTTCGATCGGGAGCAGATGCGCCGCGTAGCGCACAACCTGCCAGAGCAGTACGAAGACAAAGCGCCCGTTGAGCGGGTGGCTCAGGTCATCAATGGCGTGTTTACCCAGCTCACGGCCACATTTCCGGCGGCTGTCGCAAATCGCAGCCAGGAAGACATGAACGAACTGCGCCGCCAGTGGGTACTGGCATTCCGTGAGAACGGCATCAGCACGATGGAGCAGGTTGCCGCCGGGATGCGCGTTGCCCGCCGACAGGAGAAGCCTTTCCTGCCATCGCCCGGACAGTTCATCGCCTGGTGCAAATCGGAAATGGCAAGCGTCGCCGGACTCCCAACTGCTGACGAGCTGGTAAGCCAGGTTTATCAGTACTGCCGCGATCGGGGTCTGTACCCTGATGCTGAGTCATACCCGTGGGAGTCGAATGCTCAGTACTGGATGATCACCGGGCTGTACCAGAACATGCGAGCAAACGACCTGAGCGACGTCGAGTTGCGCCGCAGGGCTGCCGGTGAGCTGTCGCTCATGGCAAACCGGATAAACGCCGGAGAAGTGATTCCAGCACCAACCAAGACACTCCCAATCCTGGGTGGAAAACCCCTGGGCAGATCGCAAAGCCTGGCCAGGCTGGCAGAGATTCGCGAAAAGCACGGGCTGAGGGGGCCGAAATCATGAGCATGACAATCCGAGAGCAGTTACTGGCGGCGATGCGCAACAACCCGGGAATCAACACCGTCATGCTGGCCTCAATGCTGGGCATGACCACCAAGAAGATATCCGGGCCGCTGAGCACTCTGCTGGCTGATGACCTGATAGCTTTCAAGGGCAAACACGGCCAGCGCCTATACAGCCTTACCAGTTACGGCATGCGCTACGCACCAGACACCATCCCCGAAATTACCCGCGGTAAATCGGCGTTAGTCCCGCGTACTGACAGCAATGTGATCTGCCAGGAATGCCGCCAGAGCGAGGCTATGAAGCGAGTTCTGATGGTGTGGGGAAGGGCGCCAGCATGAGCACAGCCAACCCTCTTAACAACCTATTCAATCAGTGCCTGGCTTCAGTCAGGGGCGGGAGAGCAGAAGTATGAGCAGCAGAGAAGAATTCGAAGCGTGGGCAAGCAAACAAAAATTGGGTCTCGCCTATGGCGATTGTGGTTACGTGTTCTCGTCCACTGAGATGGCGTGGAGAGCTTGGCAGGCCATGGAGGTCAAGTGCGCGGCGCTGGCTGCTGAGAATGCGGCGCTGAAGTCGAACCTGATGTTCTGGGATGCTGAAGACCCAGAGGCCCCATATGACACTCCGGAGGAGATTGCTGAGGCATGTACGCTCGACTACAACGACGAGTTCATTGTGCAGGTTGCCAACCGGCTGCCGAACCGCACCTACCGTGTATGCGAAAGCTGGGAGCATGAATGCAAGATTGAACTGGTGGAAGGCGGAGAAGTTAAGACACCGGCAACCGACGCCTTCCTGGCTGAAGTGCGGGCTCAGGGTGTGGAAGAGTTTCTGAGAGATAGCCAATTACCTTATCAAATTGCAACTGTGTTGGCTGATTACGACAACGTCGATGATGCAACGCTCCAGACCGTTATTTGGTCTGGGCAGCCGCCAGAGCCTGATGGCGACGTGTGGCACCTCGAATATGTGTCTCGTGGCAATACAATTGTGCGCGCTATTTTGAAGGGGCTTCGCGAAGGAGTGCAGTCATGAGCAAATTAACCCGTGAATTAGTAGCAAACGCCATGCTCAGTAGCCTTGAAAACTACCTGTTTGAGATTCTCGATTCCGTTCAGCATGAAGTTGGTGATCTGCTTACGGCTGAAGATCACTATACCATCAACGCAGTGGTAAGAAGCGCCGTGGAAAAAGCCGCAGCAGAAGTGGAGGCAGCCAAATGAGCAACATCAACAAACAGGCTCAGGCAATCATTTCAGATATCAGGTTAAAGCATGGTTCAGATGACTTTTACGCACCAATCATTCGCTGGGATGAATTCAAGGTAATTACGGGTGCGCTGGAAGCCGCAGAGAAGCGCATCGCTGAACTGGAGTCGCGGGAGGTTGTGCTCCCTCAGCGACACAGCATGTTACATCGCGATAACTTCGACGAGCCGTATCACACGGAATTTGTTTACAAGCAGCACCAGGTGCTTGAGGCACTGCACGACGCTGGCATCATCACTAAGGTGGGGGAGTAGGGATATGCAATGTGCAAATTGTGGCGGTCCGGTCATCTGGATTGGGCCATGGTCGAGCCTGACTCACACCGAATGTCAGGACTGCGGCGCCGTAAATAACCAGATCGTTGATGAACAAGAAGAAGACGAGAGCGAGGACTAATCCATGACGCTTAGCAAAGAAAAACTGGCGCATTACGCAATGCATACGGATGGTCCTGTGAAGGCGATGGCCCGAGAACTACTAGAGCGCCGGGGGCGTGATAAGCAGGAGCCAGACGGATGGCAATTCCTTGGCGTAAATGGGTTGTGGGTTAACGTTACAGAAAATGGCATGAGGCAAGCGCTGAAAGAGGGATCCGAAGTAAGGGCACTCTACGCAGCACCACAATTACCTCAGCCAGCGGTGGAAGCATTGAAACATCTGCGCTCGATTGTTGCTGACCCTAAGACGCTTCCACGCCGCAAGGAGTGGATTAGCGGCCAGCAATACAGTTACGTTCTGCTAGAAAGTGTCGAGGCGATGGTCGATGACGCCTGCCGCGCCGCCATGCTTCAGGGTAAATCAGTCAAGCAACCATCAAGCATTAAAACCAGTGATTGTGCGGGTAAAGGCGAAGATATCAAGCAAGCATCAAGCAATGAACCTGTAAGCCAGCGTGATGAGTTCCCAGAGGGGTGGGTGGCTGTGCCGGTCGATATGACTCCAGAGCAGATGCGAGCGGTTCAGCTTAACTCTGAGCTTGGCGCATACGCTGCCTCTAACCTTACCGGTGCTTATTCGCTGTTCCGCGAGTTCTGGGATGTGGCTGTCAAATCAGTACCCAATCAGGAGGCTGAATGAGCAGAGTAAACGGACGTAGGCCGCCTAAATATGTTCCGATAATGAACTACCCGAAGCCAGTAAGTCCCGATGAGGAAATTACCTTCCCCAGACAGCAACGGCTTACTGATAATGAGATAGAGGCACTTCCGCTTAAGTCGGATGTTTATGTCAGGATGAGGGATGGTCGAATTGTAAAGGGGAAATTAGTGTCCCATTCTGACTGGCTTGTTGGATGTCCTGTTGTGGATGTCGACGGAGAGGGCGTTGGTATCGGTTATCGCGGTGAAATTGTCGCAGCAGTACCGCAGCGGGAGGTGAAACCATGAGGCACTTGCGATATGACTGCATGGGTGCTGCATATGCAGGTGTGAAAAAACACCCTGAGTTGGTAATGCGAGAGCTTGGTATTACGTATGAGCTTGCCATCCCTCAAAGCATGGGTGACCAGTGGTGGTTGTTTAACTGCAACCACGAGGATTTGCCCTGCTTCATCACGGAAATGGAATGCGATAACTGGTTCGCTAATCGGTATCGACTACCTGCTCAGTACATTAACAGCGGTAAGTCGGAAGCGCTGAGTAAGGAGGTGAAGTGATGCATAAACACATCATCAAATACGACCACCGCGACGGCGTTAAGCTCCCGCTGCATCAGATTGAAACCTGGTGCGGTCATCAGCCAGGGGCATTCGAATGGCTGTTTCTTGATGCGCAGCATGCGATACTTTGCATTGAGCAGGACGGTTCACAGGTGCCATGCAAACGCTGCCTTAAAGCGATCCGTGACGTTATCGACCGGGAGGTGAAGTGATGTACGACAAATACACCCTCAACCGCTGCGACGCAATGGAGTGGCTGGCCGAGCATTACCCAGTCTTTCCAGACAAGATGCCAGATGTGCCCCTAAAGGCTGACTGGTGTAGTGCCAACCTGTTTATGGGGTGGGGTTTCGTGATTTTGCTCGATGGCACCCTGGTATTTGCTGACTGCCTATCGCCTCCAATCCGGGCGGAAGACATGGCAGGCTTCAAATTGCCCGATTTGGTGTAACTGCCATACAAGCGATATGGGAATTCCCATATCGACAGCTAGGGCCTCTCCGGAGGCCTTTTCTCGCGTTGATAATTCAATATCAGTAAGCGATAATAACAACGCACCGGCCTGAACACCCGGTGTCCCCTGCGCATATAATGGGGACGTTATATGCGACCACAATCTGAACATCTTCACCTGTCACCGATGCAGAAATGCACCGGCGATTTTCTGCATTCTGCGTTACCTCTCGGAGGTGGCGTATGAAACAGCAATTCCTCCTCCGTAACACCAACATCCGCGCCAATGCCATCAACGCGATTAACCAGCTGCAGCTCGACGAGAAGCGCCCGGTCGTCATCGAGATAAAAGAGATGACCCGTTCCATCGACCAGAACGCAAAGCTCTGGGCAATTTTGGGCGACATCAGCAGCCAGGTTGAATGGCATGGCCGCAAGCTTTCCTCTGAATCCTGGAAGCATATCTTCACCGCCGCGCTGGTTAAGCAGGAAGTCGTGCCGAACCTTGCCGGTGATGGCTTTGTGGTGCTGGGCCAATCAACCAACAAAATGACCGTCGGCCAGATGCGCGACCTAATCGAACTGATCCACGCCTTTGGTGCTGAGCGTAACGTCCGCTGGGGCGATGAATCACGCCTGGCTATGGAATGGGCTTCCCGCTTTGGAGGTGACCATGTGTAAGCCAGCCCGTCGCAAGTGCAAGGTATGCAACGAGTGGTTTGTGCCTCAGTTCAGCGACATCCGCATTCGGTGGTGCTGCCCTGAGCATGGAGCCATCCTCGCAATGGAACAGCGCGCCAAGGAGAAGGTTAAGGCTGAGGCGAAGCGCATCAGGGAGAAGCATCAGGCTGAGAAAGAAAGCCGGGATCGGCAGGCCAAGAAACGCCTTGAAGTTAAGCCGCTAAGTTACTTCCGCGACCAGGCGCAGCAAGCCTTCAATGAATTTATCAGGTACCGGGATCGGCATCAGCCATGCATCAGTTGTGGCCGCCACCACGACGGCCAATATCATGCCGGGCATTTCCGCACGACTGGCGCTAATCCAGAGCTGCGCTTCAACGAGGACAACTGCCATCGCCAGTGTGCCCCCTGTAATAACCACCTGTCAGGAAACCTGATCGCCTATCGTCCGGCGCTGATCGCCAAAATCGGGCAGAACCGCTTTGATTCCCTGATGGGTCCGCACGAATTACCGAAATGGAAACGCGACGACTACATCCGGATCCGAGATGAGTACCGCGCAAAACTCAAAGAACTGAAACGGCAGGAGATCGCAGCATGAACAAAATCCATTACCCATGTGAAACGGCAGCGATCTTCCAGGACGTGCTATTCGTCATGCGAGTTAACCATTACTCAGAGCTTTTGTGTGCCGCTGACAGGGCCGCAGAGTTTTATCTCAACTACTTCCCTTACGCGACACTCGAAAGCATCCGTGACGGCATCCTGTATAGCTTCGGTGGCCTGTATCTGAATGACTACGAGCTGATCCGGGGGGCAGCATGATTTACGACCTCAAACTGCCGCACTGGGCATCGCTGCTCAACTGCCCATTCTGCGGCGGTGAAGCGGAATTAGGTTCTGACGGTGATGGCGTCTATGCGGGATGCGCGAATAAGCCATGCCTGATTAAGCCAATAACAGACACCTGTCCAACTAAGCGAGATGCGATCCGCGCATGGAACCGGAGGCCATCATGACCCGCGACCAGATAGCCAGATACCAGGCCGAGAGCGTTAAGCGCGCCAGCATGCCGCCAGTAGCAAAGCACAGCCAGACCGAAACCAAACAGCCGATTAAGGAAGCCGCATGAGAAAGCTCACACCTATTTACTCCATGGTCAACTTTGTCGATGACGCCCACTTCCGCCGTGTCTGGAAGCATCCCAAGAAGACCATAACCACTAAGCAACGGGCATGGGTGCAGTACATGCTGACTGTATGGGGGCGCATTAACCGGGGTGATGATTCTCCTGCCTGTGCCATTAACGTGATCGGTCGCTTGATGATCCGCAGCCATTGGAGTCCTGATATGGGTGGACACATCGAGAGGATGGTCAATTGGCTCTATAGCGATGAGGGCGGGGCGCTGAGAGGAGAGGTGCTTTATAAAAAAGCTCGCGAACTGGTCATCCCTCAATCATCAGCCAGCAACATCATCGCTCTAGCCAAAGAATCAGATGATGCTGCGTTCGTTGAAAAGGTGATAGTGAAGCTGTTCCACCGGGAAAGCCCAGTCCGCGATTATGCAATTAAACGTTATTGTGAACGCAACTGCACTCAACATATCGCTCAGGCAATGAGCAAAGTAACTGGTGTGGATGTGCAGCAGTGTCGTCGCCGCGTTGTATGGTGTGAAAAAGTATTCGAATCAGAACTTTTTTATGCACTGCAGCGTGAAATGGAGAAAGAAAGTCAACTTCAGGCAGCTTAAACAGAAAATATTTATCTGAAAGTGTTGATTTGGCGAAATGAAAGTGCATAATTCAGTATATGCTCGGACGTCAAAGGCGAAAGAGCGGGGTGGTGAGATAACAGAGGCGGCTCTCACCATCGATCCCGCCTAGTTGGTCTAGCTTCGTGTTTGCGAAACGACTCCAACCACCGTGGGCTGAGAGGTCTGCAAAGTTCTCACGCAAAAGAGTTGCGGTTTCCCTGCACTCCACCAAAGCCACTGGTTAACGCCGGTGGCTTTTTCGTATCTGAATCCCGCTACCTGGGACTATAAGCGCATAGCGCAACGCAGTAACCATCGGTTGGCGGACCAGAACCCGCCTTTTTTATTCCGGGCTCCGGGAATCACTATCAATACGTCTCGTCGTTAATTCATCCCGAGAGCCCGATCTCTACACATGGGCCACCTATGTCTGAACCACTAACCATTGCTGGCGGTGTCACGTCCGCAACAATCGGAGTGACGTTCGCATCTATGTTCCCGGAGGCAACGCCTGGCGTAATGCTGTGCGCGCTGGCCGGTGCAGCAATGTACGTTCTGACATCCGATCCACACCAACTGTGGAAGCAGTTTCTGTTCGCCGTGATCAGTTTTGTCGGCGGGGTGTTCTTCTCGGTGCCGATGGCGAAGATACTGGCCGGGGTGATTAACACCGCGCTTGGCCTGCTACAGCCACCGGTAAGTATCGAGGTATCCCCGAACATCGGCGCGCTGGTTTCCGCTTCCATCTCTGTCGCAGTCCTGCTTCGCATCCTCGCAAAATCAAAACGGGGGAAGATGCCGGGACTGGAGGAGGAAGGCCAATGACATGGCAAACCATCGTCCTGGATGCAAACGCCATAATCTGTGCCCTGATTGCCGTAAGGCTGTTGTTCTTCAGCAAAAGCGGCAAACGGCATCGTCCGGGCGTGGCCTGGATGGCATACCTGATGATCCTGGCTGCCGGATTCACGGCGTTTCGCATTCTCTACGGTAAATATCTGCAGGTGGACCCGGGCGAGCTGATGCTGAACGTCGCCATTTGCGTTGCGGTGTGGCGCTCACGGGGCAACCTCGCAAAAGTATTCCAGAAGGCTGAGCAATGACCAAAGACGACATCTTTAACGGCATCCTCGGCAAAGAGGGCGGTTATGTTAATCACCCTGACGACAAAGGCGGGCCGACAAACTGGGGGATCACTCAGGCGACTGCCCGTGCCCATGGCTATACCGGCGATATGCGAAACATGACCCGGGAACAGGCTCTGGATATTCTCGAAGCCGATTACTGGTATGGGCCGCGCTTCGATCAGGTGGCTGATGTGTCACAGGTCATCGCTGCCGAACTCTGCGACACCGGTGTGAATATGGGGCCATCGGTACAGGTTAAGTGGTTCCAGCGCTGGCTGAATGTATTCAACAACCAGCAGCAGTTCTATCCAGACCTGATCGCCGACGGACAGATTGGCCCGCGCAGCATCAGCGCGCTGAAGTCCTTCCTGGCGAAACGCGGAAGCGAAGGGGAAACCGTATTGCTCCGCGCACTGAACTGCAGCCAGGGTCAGCGATACCTCGAGCTGGCAGAGCAGCGCCCGGCAAACGAGTCATTCGTATATGGCTGGGTAAGAGAGCGAGTAAGCCTATGACGAAGCTGAAAGCCATCCTGGTCGCAATTGGATTCACCGTATTGATGGTGCTGGGCGCTTTCGGCCTGGGCAGTATGCGTGGACGGGAGAAGGCCGAAGCCAAAGCGGATAAGCAGCGTACCGACGATAACGCCGCAGCCACTAAAGCCGCCGCCGAGCGCCGTGTTGAAGTAACAAGGGAGGCCAGCAATGTTCAGCAGACCGTTAGTCATATGCCTGATGACGATGTTGATCGCGAGCTGCGTGCAGACTGGACCCGCAAAGGTTGAGCTAATCGACACTGGGTGCGACTGGGTGAGTGCAATACGCCTCACTGAGCACGACATCGAAGTGATGGATCGCCAGACGAAGAAAGATATCCTGGCGCACAACAAATCGTGGCAGGCGAACTGTCAGCCGAATGAATACCGAGCCTCGCAATAGCGGGGCTTTTTTGTATCCGCATTTCACCGCGCACCGCAGCGCATCTAACCACGTCGAACCCAACCCTTTGGAATGAGCCTTTGAGGAGTCAGTTAGTGCTGGCGAGCCTCGACGGGCTGATCTCCTATGCGGCAAAGGTTCATCTCAAAGTAAGGTAACCGCAATGACATACCCAACAGTTGCAGTAAACGGCGTATCTGTTCGAGTCGATGACGAAGGGCGATATAACCTCAACGACCTGCATGCAGCAGCAGTCTCCAATGGAGAGGCCACCGAATCACAGCGCCCGAGTAACTTCATCAAAAGCGCACAGATAAGACGATTTGCTGATGAATTGACCGAAGCTACAAAAATAGCTTCGACCCGGGTGGTTAAGGGTGGTACGGAATCAGGCGTTTGGGGGCTGGAGTTGCTCGCGATTAGATATGCGGCCTGGCTGAGTCCGAAATTTGAAATCCGGGTATACAACACCTTCCGGGAAGCGGTACTCAGCGGCATCACCAATATGTCTCGCCTCAATCGGCTTGACCTGCTGATCGCCAATGAGACCAAAGAGGTCAGCGCCTGTGCGCGGGCAATGAATAAATGGGGTGTAGGCGGCCGCAAGAAACTGCTCAACTGCGCTCGTGAGCGTATCGTCAGCCAGATGGATCCTGACATGGTCACACTGATGGAAGCGAAGGCCGGGTGACCGGCTCATAATTGAGCTCGTCGCCAAGAGAGCCACTTTCACAACGGCTTTCCATTCCAAAGCTCATCTCCGGGTGGGCTTGATAATGGCTATAGCGGATAAATCTTAAATATGCCCTCTAGGGGATAATCGGAGTAATACTGTGGAAGGGTATCTGGCAGGAGCATAAGTAGATTTCCTGCCAGCCCATAAGCGCCAAATCAATCTGGTTTTTTGAAATTATCGTACTCTTCCCAGTCAGCAAACCCGATCGGCCGCTTAGGTTCTTCTGGTGCAAGACGTTTTTTACGTATAAGCAAAATGTTTATTTGTGATACGTGCTGAACGAGCTCGACAGGGCTCCCATCTTCCAGAACGCCAATGAAAGATATGAGGGATGGATTCGAGTAACTTATATCTGTGAAATGAAATTCAATATGCTTACCAAAGCTTGCTAATTGACCTCCTACTTCGTATTCATCTGACAGGTCACGGTGGAATTCGTTTATCCAAACAATAAGTTTACGATGAAACTCATTAGCGAAGTTGCCAGATACGGAGAGTTCTCTCTCTGCAGCTCTTCTGGCTTCTCTTGCCATATTGGCTCTACTCACTGCATTAAGTGAGCTAAACATATCGTTCATAGTTATCTCATTAGGTATTAAATATGGCGCTCACCGACAAACAAGAAATGTTCTGTCGCGAGTACCTCATCGATTTGAACGCCACGCAAGCGGCTATTCGGGCGGGGTACAGCGAAAAGACAGCTAACCGCACCGCGTCCGAAAACCTGTCAAAACCTGACATCCAATCCAGAATTGCCGAACTGAAAGCGCAGCGCAATGATCTGGTTGGCATAAATGCGACATACGTCCTGAATCGGCTCGTTGAGATTGACCAGATGGACGTGCTCGACATCCTCAAAGATGACATGAGCCTGAGGCCGGTAAGCGAGTGGCCTTCATCATGGCGTCGTTACCTTAGCGGCTTTGATGTGGCCGAAATGTTCGAGGGTCGCGGGGAAGAGCGCGAGATGGTCGGGCTGCTTAAGAAAATTAAGTGGCCGGATAAAGTCAAAAACCTCGAGCTGCTCGGGAAACACATAGATGTGATGGCTTTCAAAGAGCAAGCCACCCATGAGCATACAGGCAAGAACGGCGGGCCAATCGAAATGGCGACGCTGACCAAAGAAGAGTACAAGGCTGCCCGGCGGGAGATGTAAAAGGAACAACGCACATGTATTTCTCTAAAGACACTCTGGCGGCAAACTCCCGCCTCGGCGGCCACTGGAATGAGCTGTGGGCCAACCGCAACATGTGGAACCTCCAGAACGATTCCATCATTGCTGCTAACCGCGCAATCATGACTCCGGACATGCTGGCCTGTAACGCAGTTGGTGGTTTCACCCGTGATTTCTGGGCTGAGATTGACCGCCAGGTGCTGCAGCTGCGTGACCAGGAAATCGGCATGGAAATCGTGAACGACCTGATTGGCGTTCAGACTGTTCTCCCGGTCGGTAAAACTGCCAAACTGTACAATGTGATTGGCGATATCGCTGATGACGTGTCAGTTAGCATCGACGGTCAGGCGCCGTTCTCCTTCGACCACACCGACTACGGCACCGACGGTGACCCGATCCCGGTATTCACCGCGGGTTATGGCGTCAACTGGCGTCACGCCGCTGGCCTGAACTCTGTAGGCATTGATCTGGTGCTGGATTCGCAGATGGCGAAGATGCGCAAGTTCAACCAGAAGCGAGTTAACTACTATCTGAACGGTGATTCTCACATTCAGGTGCAGTCTTACCCGGCTCAGGGCATCAAAAACCACCGTAACACCCAGAAAATCAATCTGGGTTCCGGCGCGGGTGGTGCCAACATCGATCTGACCACCGCGACCATGACCGAACTCTTTGCCTTCTTTGGCAAGGGCGCATTCGGCACCATGGCTCGCAATAACAAAGTGGTTCAGTACGATGTGATGTGGGTTTCCCCTGAAATCTGGGCGAACATGGCGCAGCCGTATGTGGTTAATGGTGTGGTGAGCGGTAACGTTCTGAATGCTGTCCTGCCATTCGCTCCGGTGAAAGAGATCCGCATGACCTATGCCTTAACCGGTAACGAGTTCATTGCGTACGTACGTCGTCGCGATGTGATTTCTCCACTGGTAGGTATGGCTGTCGGCGTAGTTCCTCTGCCTCGCCCACTGCCAAACGTTAACTACAACTTCCAGATCATGTCTGCTGAAGGTCTGCAAATCACCGCAGACGATCAGGGTCTTTCTGGTGTTGTCTACGGCGCAGTTCTGGCATAAGGGGTCATCATGGCTAAATACGAAGTGATTCGCCCCTGGAGCGGCGTTAAGCGTGGCGATGTGGTGGAGTTGAAAGAGCTTCACCCGGCGCTGAAATCCAACGTCCGTCTGATGCAGGGTGAGGCTGGCGGCCAGTTAACTCCAGCGACACCAGAAGGCGGTACCGGTGAAAAATCTCGCAAAGAGGTTATCCAGGAACGCCTTACTGAGCTGGGCATTGAGTTTAAAGGCAACCTGGGGGCTGAAAAGCTGTCTGAGTTGCTGCCGCAAGGCGAGCTCGAAAAGCTTTTCCCCGCTGAATAACAGCCGCCGCTAAGGCGGTTTTTTTATGCCCTCTCAGGAGGGCTGTCAGAGGCTCGCATGATCACCACAGAACAGGCCAAGAAATATCTGAAGTCAGTAGGTATCACGCTGCCTGAGTTCATCTTAGAGGCGCTCGTAGAGCAGGCCAACAGCATTCAGGAATGCCTTGATTCGCATTACTCACCGGCTACCGCGCTGCTGATTCAGTCCTACCTGCTGGGAATGATGGCGCTGGGGCAGGGTGACAAGTACGTGTCCAGCCATACCGCGCCAAGCGGGGCATCAGAATCTTTCCGCTATCAATCCTTTGCTGACCGCTGGAAGGGATCGTTAAACCTTCTGCGTGGTCTGGATAAATACGGCTGCGCTACTGCTCTTATTCCTGTCGACCCGACCGCAGCGCCAGCATTCGCTGGAATCTGGATCGGTCGTGGTGGATGCATGTGCGGGGATAAGTGATGACGTGGATATCCGTAAGCGTCCGTCTGCCGCGCCCGTTCAACCGCGTATGGGTTATGACAGACACCGGGCGGGAGACCACCGGCTACGTTAAGTCGGACGGCGAGTGGTTCATCAACTGCCCGCGCATCCGGGCGACCGGCGCGAAGGTGCTGCGCTGGAAGGAGGGCTGATGTCGGCAACGGCTAACTGGTCTTACACGGCCACGGCAACTATCTGGCGCAAGCTGGAAGGCGCTGACGAATACGGCGATCCGCTGGGCTATGCGCCTCCTGAGCAAATCCCCTGTGATTACGAGGGCGGGCTCAGCAAACGCATTGGTAGTATCGGGGCAGAAATAGTAGTTAAGAATACCGTCTGGAGCGAGTATGCGCTGGCGGCCGCGGGTGATTATCTGCTGATTGGCGTTTCGACCGAGGCCGATCCGGTTGCAGCTGGCGCTGATGAGGTGCGGCAGGTCATCCGCTACGCTGACACATTCGACCGAGTGGCGGACGATTATGCGATTTTGACAGGGGTGTAGCCATGGGCATCAAATTGCGAGGTGTCCAACGGGCAGTGCGCAACACTAACCGCATCATTAACGACATTCAGGGGCGGAAGGTAATCAGGGCGCTGCAGTCGGCAATGCTGATTGGCGGTGCGCGGGCGGCACTGTACACCCCGATCGACACGTCAGCTCTTCTGAACAGTCAATTCAGGGAAATCATCACTAACGGCGCCGTTGTGACCGGGCGAGTGGGCTATTCAACTAATTACGCAGTATTTGTCCACGACCCTGCAAACCCTCAGAGATTCCGGCGCTCCACGGCCAAGAAAGAATTCCTTACTCTTGGCTTTGAAGAGGAGCGCAGCGCCATCGATGCTGTTGTTGCTAAGGAGCTTTCGTTATGACGCCAATGATATATGAACGGGTGCGTAACCTCTTCGTTGGAGCAGGGCTGACAGCAGGATTTACGGTGCAGCAGTTGATGTATGAAGACCCGGGGAAGTTGGCAGAAGCGGTGATGGTTTTCCGTCCAAATGGAGGGGCCAATATCCGCAATGATCTCGGATCTGAGTATCACGTTATCGTGGATGTCATTGGCGCAAAAGATAAGCGAAAAGCTGCTGTGGATGCTGTGCAGCGTATCGTTGACTACGTCCAGGCTAACCCCATCACCGATAGCTGTGTCGGCCATATCGAAAATATGGGGGGCATCCCGCCACCGGTATTAACCGAAGAGGTAAGGATAGTTTTCCGACTTCAATTCGCTTGCCTCTACGGGGAGTAAGCACAATCAACAGGCTGCCATTCGGCGGCCTTTTTTATTTACAGAGAGGATTTCCCCATGGCAGCAAATTGCCCTACGGACAATACAAAACTTTTCGGCAGAGCCATTGTACTCGAAGTGGCTGATGGTTGCGCCGATGCAGTTCCAGCGGAATCTGAGTGGAAAGCTCTGGCCGCCGGAACCAGTAAAGGCTTCGACTTCTCGCCGAACAGCGTGACCAGCGACGCAGATGATACCAAAGGTTATGTGGAAAACATCGTCACTAACGCAGATTTCACTATTTCATTTGAAGGTGAAGTGCGCCGTAATGACAAGCTTGATCAGTACGGTGTAGGCCGCCTGATCAAATATTTCAACACCGAAATTCAGGCGGCTCGCCAGCCAACGCTATGGGTACGCATGGAATTCGGCCCGATCACCTTCATCGGCTATATGCTTATTAACGCATTAAGTTCTGATGGCGGTACCAACGACATCATCACTTTCTCCACCGAGTTCAAGGTGGCGGCGGCAGATACCATCCAGGTCATAGACACCGACAACGAAGTGCCTGTAACCGGCGTTGTACTGACGCCAGCTACCACATCAGTTGTTGTTGGCGCGACACGCCAGCTTTCTGCGGCCGTATCACCTGCTGACGCGACAGATAAAACCGGTGTATGGGCATCTTCTGACACATCGAAGTTCACCATTAGCACCAGTGGCTTGATCACAGGCGTCGCTGCAGGTACTGGTAACGCAACCTTCACCACTACGGACGGCGGGAAGGTCGGCACTACCGCTGTAACTGTTACTGCTGCGTAATTGCCATTTCAGGGGCTTCCACCTGGTGGCCCCGAAAATGATTGTTACCGGATTTAGCTATGATCCCCATGAAAGAGATTGGCGAATGCCTTATCAGTGTCGGTGAGAAAGAATACTTCTTCCGCCCATCGTTCATTAATATGACGCGCATCGGCGAACCGAAAGAGATTGTTCAGGCGTTTTATGACCTCCACCAAGATGAAGTGTCTGGCCTGCTGCAATCGGCGCTGGAGGCGTACGGCCGTATTCCTGGCTGGCTGATTCAACACATCAAGTCGACCAACTACGGGCGCAAGGCGTTTCTGGCCGCTATGACGGTGCTGGATGCCTGCTGCGATAATGACCTGACAACGTTAATCGGAGAGATTCGACCAGCAAAAGCATCAGGAAAGACGTTTAAAATTCGCCGTGGCTCGATGGATGAATTCGACATGCTGGTGATTGCGCAGTCGTTAATAACGCACGGTATCATCGGCAAAGCGAAAGTCCGCAAGCTTCAGCGCCACGAAGGCGGCGAGGCTACCAACGAATTTAATGTCTTCGAGTATGTAAGCGCTGCGCGCAACCACTTTGGCATGAGTCGGTCGGAAGCAGAGCAATTGTCGATGACGGAGTTTCAGACTTTGATTGCCGCCAAATACCCAGACCAGAAAGGCTTTACAAAAGACGAGTACGACGCGGTTGCTGATGAATATCTGGCGAAGAAGGCGCGACGCCTGGCTAAATCAGGATAGCATCCGATTTCTCACCTGAGATAAATAAATCAGCGTTTGCCGTTGTGCCCGCGATATTCCTGGGTAGGATGTGATCACTTTTACCCATGGGGATAGGGATATGGCAATTGAAATTCCTGGCAGTGTTGAGGACTACTATAAAGAAGTCGAACTGCCGGATGGCAATATAAGGTACACGGCGAATAGAGAACGGATAAGGGCAGTGGTTGCCATCATAAACAAAGAAATTCAAGATGTAATATCAAATGGTGGAAACGCGCACACTGCATCTTTGGATATCTCTGATCAGTTCAATGAGTTTATTTCTTATGCACCATCATTAGCTCAGATTGAACTGTCGGAAAAGTATGCTGAAGAAATGCAAGCTGCAGTAAACGATCTTAATGATAAAACGGATAGAGTTAATCGCGAAATTGTGGAAAGGGATAGTTCAGTTCACGCCATTGGGCAATGGATTGGAGCAGGGATTTTGCTTATTTTCATGTTGGTGTTATTCGGAATTTTCAAATAAAAACAAACCTCGCTCCGGCGGGGTTTTTTATTGCCCGGAGATAAATAATGGCTGGCACTGTTAGCGCAGGAACAATCGTATACGAAGTGGATATGGATACGGCTCGCCTGCTGCAAGGGCGCCGCGATGTTGATGCCGCACTGAATGGGTTGAATGGCAGTATGGGCCGCCTTGAAGCTAGCGTGAGCCGTACCGAACGTTCAATCGGGTCGATGGAGCGCACAATGTCCAGCCTGAGCGGAGTCGCTAAAGGGGTGATGGCAGCGCTATCCGTGCAACAGGTGGCGCAATATGCGGACGCCTGGGTGACGGTTAACAACAAACTTGCTAATGCCGTTCGCCCTAATGAGCAACTGGCTGATGTTACGCAGCGCATATTCGATATTTCGCAGAAGACAATGTCGAGCCTTGATGCAACGGCTGCGTTGTATGGTCGACTGGAGCGAGCCACTCGCAGCGCGGGAACTAGCACGGAAGACCTGTCGCGCATTGTAACCACGATCAACCAAGGCCTTGCTGTCTCCGGTGCTACCGCGCAAGAAGCTAGCTCCACGATGATTCAGCTTTCCCAGGCACTGGCGTCTGGTGTGCTGCGCGGTGAAGAATTTAACTCCATTTCAGAAAACGGCTCGCGTCTTGCTGTGGCGCTTGCCGATTCTTTGGGTGTGACCGTTGGGCAGCTTCGCGGCATGGCTGCGGAGGGTAAGCTCACTACGGACGTCGTGGTTAATGGCCTCCTGTCGCAAGGGGATCAGATAGCAAAAGAATTTGCCAAAACAGCCATGACACTTGGACAGGCATTTGAGGTTGCATCAAACAACGTCACTAAATTTGTTGGCGAATCATCAACCATTAAATCGGCATATGCTGGGTTCAACAGCACCATCGTCACGCTTAGTGACAACCTAAACACACTGGCTACGGTGTTTGTGGGGTTAGGGCTGATCATGGGATCGCGTTTTGCTGGCGCTCTGGCAATGGCTACGGCAGCAAAAGTAAAAGATACCGCAGCAACTATTGCCAGCGCCAATGCCTCTAAGGTGGCTGCGAAAGATGCTGAGGTTGAGGCGGCGGCTAAGTTACGGCTTGCTCAGGCCGATAAGAGTGCGGCTGTGTCTGCACTGAATGTGGCTCAAGCAAGGCTGAACACACTTAAGGCAACCAACGCTGAAAGCGTGGAAGAGGTTAAGCTAGCCACTGCTGGTGCTGCAACAATACGCACACAGATTGCGCAGATTGAATCCGAAAAGGCGCTGGAGGTAACGCGACTAAAAGCGCAAATCACCGACCAAGGGAGAATCGCCACAGCAACACGAATGGCGCAACTCCAGCAGGCCAGCGCGGCATTAACAACCAGACTGGCTGCAGTAGAAGCGGCGGCTTCAACAGCCAGAGCAACAGCTATTGCTAAAGCCGAAGCTGAATTGTCAGCAGCAAGAATTACAGCCGCGACCACTACCGGAGCTGCAACTGCAGCTAATGGTCGATACATAGCCTCACAGGAAGCGGTTGTTATTGCTAACAGAGCCGCAGCAGCAAGCCTGACACTGATGAAGGGTGCGCTAAGCCTGATTGGTGGGCCGGCTGGATTAGCCATGATAGCGGCAGCAGCAGTTTTCTATTGGTGGCAGCAGGCTAAGCAGGCAAGGGAAGAAGCTATCGCATTTGCTGATGGTCTTGATAGGCTCAACGCTGCAATGAGCTCAATGACAAATACGCAGCTGCGCGGGGCCATAGGGGATGCCAACACATCTATCCGAGCGCAAAAAGAGGCAGTTGCCGAGCTTGAGGCTGAGGTTAACAAGCTCACCACGCGATACAGCAAATTCACACCAGAAGCGCAAAAATATGCTGACTCTATGGGGCAGGGTACTGAATTTGCTCAGCGCCAGTCTGAAGTATCAGATGAGCTTGCGCGTAAAACGCGTGACCTGCAGGCGGCAAAAGAAAAACTATCCAGAACTGAAGACACGGCAGCGGAAGCTACCAGAACATTAACCAACAACATGCTTTCAGCGATGGGAGTTCACGATCAACTCATCGAAAAGTCATGGTCCCTCGAGCAAGTGCAGGGTGCAGTAGCTAAAGCCTTCGGTGAGACAGCTGATGAAATAAACCGAGCGAATCAGGCTGCGAAAAGCTTTGATCCAAAAGCGCTGCAGATTTCTCCGGCGACAAAGGAGGGCGATAAAGTTATCGCCACTCTTGAGGAGCAGAATGAATTACTAAAAATCCGGGGCGAGAGGGAACGCGCAATAGCCAAGGCCCGGATGCAGGCTGCAAAGGTAACGGATAATCAGAATCAAATCTCAGCGGCAGGAAGGCTGGCTGCTGAAAATTACGATTTAGAGAAATCTGAAGAGGCGAGGAAAAAAGCACAGCAAGATAGCGAGCAGCAAGGTAAAAAATCAGCCTCACAGGCTGAATCCATTGCTCAGAAACTGGCAAACCTGAAGCAGCAGGCAGAGCTGGCTGCCGGGTCGACGCAACAACTCAGCCGCGAGCAGGCCATTCTCACCGCCCAGCAATCCTTGGGTGCAGCAGCAACTCAAAAAGACCTCGAGCTTGCTGGTCAGTATGCCGCTGCAAAATGGGATACAGCCAACGCACTTAAAGCCCAGGCCGCCGCCGAAAAACTCCTGCCGGAAGCGCGCGAGAATGCCAGTTATAAGCAGGACGTTCAGGATCTGAATGCTGCCCTGGCTGCGAAAAAAATCAGTCAGGAGCAGTACAACGAGACCGCAGAGCGCCTTGAGGCGACACACCAGATCAACCTCGCCAAAATCCGCGCACAGCAGGCAGTTACGCCCCAACAGGAAGCGGCTGGAACTGTTGATCCAGTGCAGGAACTGGCGAACGAGAATGCGCGTAAGCTGGCGCTTATTCAGCAGTATGAGCAGCAGGGCGTATTAACCCACCAGAATGCTTTAGCGCTGCGAGCAGCCGCTGATACAGAGTACGAGCAGGCGCGTATCGCCGCCCAGTGGGAGATTTACCGTAATCAGAGCACTGGTAATGAGCTGCTGGCCACCTCTCTGGAAGGCCTGCAGAGCGGGGCAACCAATGCCCTCACTGGGTTAATCAACGGTACCCAGAGCCTGCAGGAAGCAATGGCTAACGTCGGCTCGACCATCATCAACAGCGTGATCAGTAGTCTCGTGGAGATGGGGATGCAGTGGGTTAAAAACCAGGTGATGGGACAGGCGGCAGCGGCAGCCTCTCTGGCCTCCACCATGGCGCAGGCAACAGCTGCCGCATCCGCTTGGGCACCTGCAGCAATGAGTGCGTCGATCGCCACGTACGGCAGCGCCGCTGCTGTTGGTCAATCTGCTTATGCAGCCTCTCTTCTGTCAGCCAAGGGGTTAGCTGTCGCCGGTGCCCGCGAACACGGCGGCCCTGTGTCAGCCAGTTCCATGTACCGTGTGGGCGAGGGTGGCAAGCCTGAGATTTTCAAAGCCAGCAATGGCAGCCAGTACATGATCCCCGGCGATAACGGTCGCGTAATCAGTAACCGCGATATGGGCGGTGGTGGCGGTGGGTTCAATTACAGCCCGACGATCAATATCAACGGCAACCCCGACGATAAAACCATCGCGCTGGTAGAGGCGGCAGTGGCTCGGGGAGGTAAGCAGGTGTACCAGCAAATAAGCGGAGACCTTGCCTCAGGGAAAGGAAACGTCTCCAAAAGTCTGCAAAGCGGCTGGACAGCTAAAAGGAGGATCGGTTAATGGGTAAGCAAACTGACATCAATTACCCCCATGAGTACCTGCCAATGCCCCAACGCCCAGGGTATGGATTCACCCCGGTAAGCCCCCTGCAGCGCTCCACTATGACATCCGGCCGCACGCGTCAGCGTCGCAAATACACCTCCGTTCCGACAGCGGCAAGTGTTTCATGGGTGTTCACTGATGCCCAGGCGCAGCTGTTTGAGGTGTGGTATCGGGATGTTATTACGGACGGTGCAGCCTGGTTCAACATGCGCATACGTACGCCGATGGGTGTTGGTGACTACGTTTGCCGGTTCGATGATATTTACGACGGACCGGCACTGTATGCGCTGGGGTACTGGAAATTCACAGCAACACTGGAGCTGTGGGAACGGCCAATTCTGCCGCCTGGCTGGGGTAACTTCCCTGAGTTTATCGTCGGACAAAACATTATCGATTATGCGCTTAACAAGGAGTGGCCAGAGGCATGACCAGTCCAACCCTGAACAGGCTATACGCCAGTGGCGGCAGTGAAATTCTCTTCAATACGCTGCAGATTACCGTCGGTGACGAGACTTACTGGCTGGTTGAGAACTTCGAGGATATCACCGCTATCACGGAAACTGGCGCATCGGTGAATTTCGAAGCCGCTGCTATGGCCGTGGCGCTGCCAGCCAGAAATAAGGATGGCACGCAGGATCTTCAGTTCGTTATCAGCAATATAGACGGTATCGTTTCAACTGCAATACGTAACGCACTGGCCAACCTAAGTAGTGGCACGCTGATAATGCGGCAGTACATCTCAACCGATTTAAACTTCCCTTCGGCACCGCCAATAGTATTCCAGATAAAAGACGGGTACTGGAAAGCGACGGAGGTGCAGATTAAAGCCGGATTTCTGAACATTCTCGATACCGCTTGGCCGCGCTACCGCTACACGCTGCCGAACTTCCCGGGCCTCCGTTACCTTCAGTAGGAAACCACCATGTTCAATCCTGATAAATACCGTTCTGTCGAGTGGCAGAAGGGCGGCCGCGTTTACCCCGCGCTGGACTGCTTTGGCATCGTAAATGAAATCAGGCGCGACCTTGGCCTTACACCGTGGCCTGATTTTGCCGGAGTCACGAAGGATGATAACGGCCTTGATCGGGAGGCTCGCGGGCTGATGGCTGACCTGCGGCGTTGTGAACCTGTGCCGGGCGCGGGCATTGCCTGTTACTCCGGTTCAGTGGTGACGCACGTTGCCATCGTGGTAGAGATTGACGGCCAGTTGTGCGCCGCTGAGTGCAACCCCCGTACTAACGTAACCTTCCTGCCGCTGGCGCGGTTTGCGCGCCGCTTTGTCCGCGTGGAGTATTATCAGTGACGATACGAATCTACCCCTCCAGATTGCAGGGCGAGCCGCTGGAAAAGCACGAACACGAAACCATGACCCTCAGTGACTGGTTTGCGCAGAACGTGCAGTGCTGGACACCGGATCAGCAGCATCCGGTCGCGGTTGAAATCGACGGCGTACCCGTTCCGCCAGCGGAGTGGCCGCTTTGCGTCATCAAACGTGAAACCGACGTCAGGATGTTCCCTGTGCCATACGGTACCGGCGCAGAAATCGCGATTTGGGTTGCGGTCAGCGTAGCCGTCGCTTCTGCGGCGTACAGCATCTACATGATGAGTACGATGTCCCAGCCCGGCGGCAGCGGTGCCCAGGCGGCGAGCGGCGATCAGATTGACCTCAACCCCGCCAAAGCGAACGCAGCGAAACTGGGTGATCCCATCCGGGAAATCTTCGGGAAATACCGGGTCTGGCCTGATTACGTGATGCAGCCGGTAAGCCGGTTCGTCAACGAGACCAGCATGGAAACCAGCATGTTTCTGTGCGTGGGCGTCGGCGACATGGTGATTAACCAGTCCGACATCAAGATAGGCAATACGCCGATCTCCGCGTTCGGTACTGACGTGCGCTATACCCTCTATCCACCTGGCGCCACGGTATCCGGCGATACCCGCACCGAAAACTGGTTCAACTCACCAGAGGTGGGGAATACGGGTTCCGGTACCGCCGGTCTGGATCTGGGTTCAAGCGGCCCGGAAACAGTGAGTATCATCGCGGATGCTCTGGTCGTGTCAGGCAACACCATCACCCTGGTTGACGTATCGGCATCCGGCGGTGATGAGGAAATTCCGCCTTCGTGGACGGTCGGAACGGTGATCACCGTGCTGGCCCCCAACTCCTATACCGTCGTGTCTTCCGGCGGATACAGCGTCATTTATGGCGGGATAGAGGAGCTTGCTCCCTCAGTTGGCCTGCCGGTGACGCTGAACTATAACGGCAATGACTATGACCTGGTGATCGCCAGCTATGCACCGGGCGTTCCGGCGGTACCGGGGGTGGGTGGGAGTGCCGCAACCTTAACCGCCAGCGCCGCGCCGACGACATACGATTTCAGCACCGCGCCGGTGACCTTCAGCATCAGCTGGCAGGGCACGACCTATCCGGTATCGCTGGTAACCAACTACGTCACAATGTCGGGACTGATTTCGTCGATCACCTCGCAGCTCTCAGGTTCTGGCCTTGTTGCCCGCGATAACAGTGGCCGGCTTGAAATCGGTGAGTCCAGCAGCCCCTTTGCTGGCGGGTCCATTACCAACAGCCCGTTACCCGCTGCTGTGTTCGGCGATGCGCCAGTCAATAAGGCGGGCGTGAAATCTACGGGCGGCACGGCGGAAGTCAGGGCGCACATTACTCTGGCGTATAACAGCGCCGCCGGAACGCCGTTTACCGGACTGCCGGAGGGCATTCAGCGCTTCTCTCTGGGTCTGTACGGGAATCAGTTCCGCATTACGGCTGTGGACAGCCAGACGGTCACGGTTGATCGGTTGACGATCACCACCGGACCTGGAGGCGAGACGGTCACCACACCTGACCCATCGTGGCCTGGCTTCACCGAGCGCACCCTACTGGATGCCACCGTGACGGGTGTCAGCGACGACTATGAGTGGGTCGGTCCTTTCCTGGCCTGCCCGGATGGCGAGACGCTTGATGCGTTCGAGGTCAACATCAATTTCCAGAGTGGCCTGGTGCGCTACACCGACCAGGGGAATAAGCGCTCCATGCCGGTACGCCTGGTTATCCAGTATCGCAAGGTGGGCACCACCACCTGGTCTCAGCAATCACCGTTCTATTCACGCAGCACCGAGAACCAGATTGGGTTTACTCACCGCTACAACGTGTCTCCCGGGCAGTATGAGATTCGCATGCGCCGCACCGAGCCGGTGAAAGGGGGCAGCACGCGTGATCAGGTGTTCTGGCAAGCGCTGCGCTCCCGGCTGAGTAAGCGCCCCACCAAGTACGACGGTGTCACCACCATGGCCCTGACCGTACGCACCGGGAACCGCCTGGCCGCCATGTCTGATCGCCGGATAAGCGTCACGCCGACCCGGCTTTACAGTGGCGGGAGGACGGCGCGGAGTATCAGCGGTGCGCTTTACCACGTACTGGAGTCGCTGGGGTTCACGGCCAGCCAGATTGACACGGCGGCGATTAACGCGCTGGAGCAGACTTTCTGGACGCCCCGCGGAGAGAGATTCGACTGGGCCAGCGGTGAGAGCAAGTCGGCGCTTGAGGTGCTGCAGAAAATCACCAACGCCGGGATGGGATACTTCCTGTTGTCTGACGGCCTGGCTTCTGCCGGAAGGGAAGGGATTAAACCATGGGTCGGGATGATCACCCCGCAGGAAACCACCGAGGAACTACAGACCGCGTTCAAAGCTCCGTCACAGGACGATTATGACGGCGTGGACGTAACATACATCAACGGCACCACCTGGGCAGAGGAAACCGTGCAGTGTCGCCAGCCAGGCAACCCAACGCCGCTGAAAATCGAGAGCTATACGCTGGATGGCGTTCTGGATGAAGACCGCGCCTACCGCATCGGCATGCGCCGGTTGCTGGGCTACCAGCTGCAGCGCCTGCAGCACACCACCTCAACCGAGATGGATGCGCTCTGCTACGAGTTCATGGATCGTATTGTAATGGCCGACGATATCCCCGGCGGTCAGCAGTTGAGCTGCCTGATTACGGATATGAAGTATGACAGCAGCAAAATCACCCTGACGCTCAGCGAGGCGCCGGACTGGTCGTTTGAAAACCCACGCGTAATCATCCGCCATCAGGATGGCCGGGCATCAGCAATGGTGGTGCCGACACGCATTGACGACTTCACCATTTCGGTACCGTACAGCGCCGCGCTGGAGCCAGAACTGTGGGCGATGAATGACGCGTACATTGAACCGCCGCGTCTGCTGTTCTGCTCATCAGTTCGTGTGCCGTATGACGCGCTGGTGGGGGAAATATCTCCGGGCAATGACGGGATCAGCCAGGTGACGGCTATTCAGTATCACCCCGGCAAATATGCCTACGATGACGCCACTTACCCCGGCGACGCCGCTTAAAACCAAATCAAAATTATCTGACCCGCTTCGGCGGGTTTTTTTATGCCCGGAGCGAGCATGACCACATACGCCACTAATAACCCGCTGGGTTCTACTGACCCGCGTGATCTTTTTGATAACTCCCAGAATCTGGATTTTGCGCTGAACGACATTGCTCAGGCATTTTGGAAGGATCGTTTTGGCAAATTCAGGAAGTCATTCTGGGGGATGGAGCAGGAGTCTGCGGCGCAATTGATGAGGCAGCAACTGCGTTTTAATACGTTTATCCAGAACTCCGGTTATGATGTCATCGGCGAATACACCGATGGTCCGCTGACGATTAGCGAATTTAACCAAGTGATCCGTTATGACGGCGAACTATGGAAGCTGACCGCCTCGACCAGCATCCCTTTTACGACAACCGGGAATGACGCTGCGTCATGGTTGAACGACTCCGTGCATTTCATCAGTGTCGGAGATGGTGCGCTTCGCCAGGAGTTGCTGCGTAAGCGGGTCTATGCAGTGGATTTCGGTGATATCCCTGACGCTGCACACCCTGACATTGCGACAACTACTATACAGACGGCGATCGAATACGTTTATGCCAATGGCGGCGGAGTTGTTGACCTTGGCCCGTTCTCATGGAAAGTGGCCGCCTCAACGCTTAATGAAACATACGACAACTATGGCGTTCCGGTTGATTCAAGTACCGGCTGTATCATTCTGCGCAAAGGCGTATCGCTGATTGGGGAGCCAGGCAAAACTAGGTTATACACGGACAATAAGTTTGCAACGCTTATCTATCTGGTTGCTCCTGTAGGCAACGTAGTTCATGGCATAGAAATTGATGGCGGCTGGAACCCAGGCGATGACGGCGGAAATAATGGCATTTTCACGCTGGGAACCCAGGGCGGGGCGGATATTTCTTGCTATCGTGTGACTTTTTCTGAGCTATTTATTCACAACGTCGCGTCCTACGGACTGGCGCTGCAGAACGGCAATCCGAGATTCTGCAAAATTGAAAGTGTTCGCGTTGATAATATTGGCGCTGATGGGCTTGATCTGAAAGCGCGCGGTGATCTGTCTATTCCTGCCCAGGGTAACTCTGTCAGTGATGTATGGGTCTCCCGCTATAATCAGCGCGTGGATGGCTCGGCGGGCGTTGATGTGCGAGGTATCTGGCATCTCCGCGGGATTACGGTGACTGATTTTGGTGGGGACGCTACCAGAACTTATGTCGGCATTCGTTTCCGCACCAAGCCTCCGGCAAGTGACCCGCAACAAGTGGCGAGCAAGACCACTCTTACCGGATTTACCATTCGCCCAACCAACGGTGCTGCCGCATTATCTATTGCAGGGATTGAGTGCGGATCTGATGACACTCATATCAACGACGGATATGTTGAAGATGCACACCACGGCATTATCCATTCTGGTAATGCGAATGGATCTGCTATCCGCGGTACCGTATCAAACGTTACGTCCGTCAACTCCCGTCAGTACGGTTTTCGGGCTGTCGCCGGTACTCAGGGCATCAGTTACATTGGATGTGTGGATGTGGGGGCTGCAACTGCTGGCTTCAGGATTGAAGGTGATAACTGCAATACTACCGCATGCGCGGGCAGTTCACTGTCAGTTTCAGTGGGGGCATTACCCACTTTCCAGCAGTCCGGATGTCGGTTCGGCGGAAGTTGGCCTGTCGCTGAGCGACAGAATGACACATCGGTATCCTTTACAGCCAAAGGAACGGCTCCAGATATTGCCGTGCGCCTGTCTGTAAAAGGCAATAGTTTTGTCGGCGTTAATGCTGACATCCGCCCTGACTCTGCTAACTCCCGTTATCTTGGGTCTGGCTCGTTACCATGGGCCGGCGGATTCACGCAAACTGCATTTACTGTCACCTCAGGTGCTAAGTACAAAACTGACCCGCTTGAAATAACAGATGCCATGCTTGACGCTGTGGAAGAATGTCCACCAATTCAATATCAGTTACTGGACAGGGTGGCGATTAAGGGCGCTGATAACGCCCGCTGGCACTTTGGTACGATTGCTGAACGACTGGAGGATGCCTTTGCCCGTCACGGACTTGATGTAAGGCGATTCGCATTCTTCTGTGAAGATTACGTCATGTACAAGCCAGCAGTGATTGATGAAAAAACTGGCCTGGTGATTGAGCCCGAACAGGAAGAAGGGATCCGATTGGGTGTTCGCTATGAAGAATTGCTCATGCTTGAGGCAGCTCTCCAGCGCCGAAACTATGAACGCCTGCTAAAGCGTATCGATGCGCTGGAAAGTAAATAACTAGAGGAGGGGTTGCTAGGGTGCAGCCCCTCCTAAGTATAGATTTGATTTAAGTAATAAAAAAAGAATGATAGTTACAGGGACTACTTAAACCGATTTACAAATTCGTTAATATCTGAGAGGAGATAATTTACTCTCTCGTCAATAACCTCATCACTCCAGTTCCACCACTGAATTTTAAGCAGTGCTTCAATGACAGCATCATCATGGCGCATACGTAGTAATTTGGCTGGTGAACCACCAACTATTGAGTATGGCTGAACGTTTTTCGTTACTACACTATTTGCTGCTATTACGGAGCCATCTCCGATGGTAATGCCAGACATAATAGTTGCGTTGCTTCCTATCCATACATCGTTACCAATGATAACGTCACCATTTGTATTATGGTCTTTAATATTTTCCCTTCTGGCTCCAGGCCAGTATTTCTTTAGGGATGAAAATGGATAAGTTGTGGCTGTGTTTATATTATGATTGCCAAGTATAATTGTCGTGCCTGCTGCTATCGAGCAAAATTTCCCTATCTTCAGTCCGGCCATTCCTGCTTCGAAAACCTTGGGGACGCCATAGGTATGCGCCCCGATATCCCATTTGTATTTCTGGATGGATTCTTTTAGCGCCTTCGTGGTTGTTGCCGGATATTCACCAAGTATTTCTCTGGAAAAATCGATTTGTTTTATTTTGTGTTTGATATTTAAATTAGGGCGAAGCAAGAAATCCCCAATGAAAGTAATTTTGTTATCTTCCAAAAAAGGACTGCTAAATTTAGTGCTTACACGCCCGTCTTTCGTAAAAAAATTAAGTTCACCATTTTCTATCCTCCATGAATATTCGTTATCATTTGAATGTCCGTAAATTGTACCATCCGCAAGCAGGCGGATAGGGGATACCATAAAACTACCATCTATACGGGATAACTGAAAATATAATGATGATATATTTGAAATTGATATTTCACCAGTCTGAAAATGATGCATTTTTAAGCCGTCATGTTTGAAGTTATCGTAATCGAAACTGCCATGTTAATGTATAAAGAAAAAATTTAGAAGCACAGGTTCTGAGTCAGGGTACTGGTAATTCCAGTAAAACACGCAACTCTAACGAATTTCGGATAGAGCAAAAAGCAAGCAATTAATCATAATTTACCCTCAGGCATGTGATTGATATAAAAGATAATTATTAAGTTATGCAATTTCCTCTCTTTCTAAATGGATATATTTTATTGCCATTTATGCTCTTTAAAACTACTGTATATAAAAACAGTAAAAGGAGTGCAGATCATGCCCCGACGTTCCGACATTCACGCCGCATTTGTGGCCGCAATACAGCAAAACCCGAAAGGTTATCAGTGCCTTCACACGAATGACTTCATCCGGGAGTTGCGCGCCAGGAACTGGCATTTCACGCAGGCCGACGCCAATTCATGGATAGAGCGCTATCAGGAGTTCTTCGTCGATAAGACGCCGGACGACAGTGAGAACCGTCTCTGGATGCTCAGAAACATGGGGAGGGTCTTGTAATGGGCTTCCCTTCACCGGCTACGGACTATGTAGAGCAGCGGTTAACGCCAGAGAGAATCTGCGGGATCAGCATGGACAGCCGCATCCTGGAGACTTCATCCGGCTTTGCCGTTATCGAACCGTGCACCAGGCTGGTACAGAATCAGGTGTTGCTGATTTTGTCTGGCGGACGGACTCAGTTTGCCAGGGTCATGGGCAGGGCGCTGATTTGTGAGGATGGCGAAGCGATAGAAGGGGGGGCCGCGGAAGAGGTCGAGGTCATGGGCAGGGTGACGTACTTCATCAACAGCGCGCTGCAGGATGACAGGGTGGTGTGATGGGGCATGGGTGGGGCATAAAGTTACCGCGAAACGACGTTAGTTCATTGCACATGACAAATCGTATCGCGGCAACATAGCAGAAGTTACCGCACTTCAATCCAACATCAATCCACTTCGTTAAAAGACTTAATAGTCTCCAGATGAAGACAGCCTGCAGCACAGGATTGCCGAGGAACGGGATCAGCGTAATCACATCGTGACTGCTTAGCGAGCTGCCGATCCCCAGCATGATCCCGCAGAACGAGAGGAGCGCCACGGGCAGCATAAAGGTTTTACCCAGTTGCTGGAAAAACTCCCACAGCGATATTTTTTGTGCTGCTTTCGCCGTCAT